ATCTGGGCGTCGCGGTCGCCTACAACTGTCACCTCATGAGGTGTCATGAACGTCTGTGATAGCCGCACATGTTTGGGGTCACCGGTCGGTGGCTCGTCCGTAATGGTCACTTGTACGCACTGAGGGGCAAGCATGACCGTCACGCCGCCGCGCTTTTCGAATCGCACATCGTAATGACAGTCACGCGGCTGGCCTGCCATATCGCACTTTGGGGGTGTCAAGTCAGTCTCATCGGCTACATTGGGCTCCGGGTTTGGGTAGATCGGAGTCGCAGTTGGCAGAAACGCACAGGAAGCAGCGGCAACGGTGCCGAGCATTACCAGAAAATGCAGCAAAGCCTTCATCCGTTGTTGTCTCATGTTAGTGTTTTGATCGGGCGCGAAATGCATGACAGTAATGTTCCTCTATCCTATCGATGTATTTGACTTCCCGATTCCAAGGGTAGTGGCCAACCTGTTGGCCGTTGAAAGCTGAGCGGGATGTAAACATCATCTGTGGATAGTCTCCGTAAGGGCCGTCTGGTTGATTCGCACCCAAAATATCAAGGTACGCTGTTGCATTAAATTCATCACCCCAGGCCGGATCGCCGTCGATCCAGACGCGCCAACGACCGTCTCTGGTTCTCTCTGAATTTATAGTGCAGTGTCCCAGGTAATCGTCCTGCCTGAAATCATCGGAGGACTCGTCTAACTGACGTGTTTGTGTTCCACGGTAGGCATGACACCACGACGGCGTAACTTGCTGGAGGTATCCGAGCTGTGTCGCGCGATCTTCAAACATTATTCCAGGGTCACCATCCCCAAGGCGGCTACCGAATGAAATGTTGTCGGTTGTAGAGGGACCTTCCGCCGCACTGCTCGATACCCGCACATGTAACACGCCGCGATAGTTGAAATCTCCCCATGCAGGTTCGCCAGACACTTGCACAGCCAAAGTCCTACCGTCTTCCGATACTGTGGCCTTCACGGAACATCTGCCCAGATACGCAGGATCGGTAGCGTCCTGGGGTTCGGTCGGTTCGTGAAAGGATTGCCCGGACACGTCTGAATACAGCGCCAGACCCAAAGCTAATACGGCTAATCTCATATTTTTGTTCCCCTCCAGAGATGGCTTGACGTTTGAAGCCGTGATTTTCCGTTAGGTTCGTACATATAAGACTGCACCGGACAGCAATTCGGGTATCAAGGATCGGCCGGTGGCCGATCCTTGATTGTTTGGACTCCTGAAAGTCTACTAAACGCGGTAGTGCTGTTGGATGTTGACTTAATCCTTGGTGATTACTGCCATTTGCCGACTGTGGAACAAGCTTGTATGACGTTGGTTGACTGGTCAAAAACAACATGCGTCCCGTCGTAGTGATACAACTCCCCCGTAATGCCGAGAGGGTATCGATTCAGGGTTCCCTTGAATTGCCATTGATAACCCGGGGAGGCTGAAACGGGCTTGGTCAGTGTGATTCCGTTGTTCGCATCCATTTGCACCATGAGGGGATATCTGGTCAGTGTTCCGACGCTGCTGTCAACTTCGTCAATCTTGTTGAATGACGCCATGACGAGATCGTTGTTGCCAATCTCTATGCGAAACACAAAGGGGTCGGCACCGAGCACTTGTCCGTTGTTCGTATTGCGCGATTGAATCCAAACCGGATAGTAAGCGAATTTGTACCGGGCCGCGAACGCTTGGCAATCCGGGTGCACGTTCTGGTCGGTCGTGGTGTTGTTACTTGTATTCGTGTTGTAGCAAAAGTCTGTGCGGGCTCTACTGCCAGAGGTAACCTCGCCCCCAGTGAAGCCTCCGCCACTCCATCCGCCCGTAACCGGATGTATGATGTCGCTCTGTGACGCCGCGTCGTTATACTGGCCTAGTTGCATTTGCAAGGAGAATGGAATCTGCGCGGTGGTTTTAGGCGCAAACTCGCCAGCATCCACGTATTGTGTCGTGCTCAACGTGGCGGTCGGTGCCGTGCCTCCCTGCAGCGCGCCGCCATTGAGTGTGAAGAAGCCGTGAAATGTGAAGGGCGCTGTCGTCCACACCAGCCCACCCACACTCATCGATGGCATGGTGATCAAATTCCAACCTCCGGTGAATACCTTGACTGCGCCATCTGTGTCCGTGAAGGTGGGCGACCACACCTGCTGCGTTTGTTGGTTTCCATCGTAAGTACCATTCGAAACGGAACCCACACTACCGTTATAGACACCCGATAAGGCGCATTGCCACACGGGGGTGAAGTGCGAGAGCGCGGCATCATCGGTTGCGGCCCACTCGTGCGTCCCGCTGGGATCAGCGGCTATGACGGCCACCTGCAGCGCGGCATAGTCAGTGCGCGGGTTGGATGATGACCAATCGATGGATACGCCCAGCGTACCCGTGCGAACCGCGTCCGCAATCTGAATCCCGTTGGTTGGGTCACCATCGTGGTCCACCATGAGCAGCACCAACATGATATTGCGTTGAACGATGGGGTCGGCGCTGGCTGTGAAGGGTGACACATACCACATGAGGTGCTTGTCGGTATCGAACTGTGTGCCGTACGCGCCTGAATCCTGGGTGAGCTGGGTAACCATGGGCGGCGGACTGGGCAGTGCCACATCCTTGGATATATTGAAGGTCGTAGGTGTTGCTTTGGGCGTAGTCTCGTCAGTCTTAACTTGGGTTTTGAAATTGACCGTGATTTCGTATTGGAACTCCCCCAACGCTCCCGTCACGCCGCAGGTTTTGCCGCTGCAAGCGGTCAAACCCTGCACGTCAATGAAACGCCCCGCTTGTAGCGTGGTGTGGATGCCGTTGTCGTTGTCGTGTTTTTTACAGCCGTTAACCAACACGGCCAGCGCGCTTACCGTTGCTATCGTCGAAAATCTGCGCATATTTCCCTTATTCACGTTGAACCCTTTGGTGTTTGGATGCCTGATCGATTGGAAATTGTTATTGATGGCTGGATGCTGCGGTGGACCGCGCCGGGGACGTGGTATGTGCGCACGCCCAGTGGCGATGCGCATTGCCTGGATGAGACGGAGCTGCTCGATGCCCTGAAGCAGCTCGTCAAACCGGCCTCGCCACGAGGCGGGTGACATCGCAATTAGCCTCTAATTAGAAGGGGCTGCCCGGATCGCCCAACCAGCATGAGAATGGTTTATGCTTCGGACACCGAAACTTAGCCACGATGTACGATCACCTGCGTAGGGTCGCAACACCGGTCGGTGAGACGTGCGGCCATTGCGGAGAGTGCATTCAGGATGGCGAATTGATCGTATATCTGAGACCAAGATACTTCATTGGCGGGAATCACGGTAATCCCTGTGTGATTAGTTAGGAGACCTTCTGGACTTTAGAAAAAGAAGATTGCTAATGATGATACCGGCAAGTTTAGATGCAAAGCATCGGCTCTTTCAATGCATGCTTCTCTTTGCTGCGAAGCAGTACTTCGGACTCCTGCTTATATACTGGCGACCAGCGAGATGATCTCGGCCCGTGACTCTGACCACTGCGACTACCCTGACTGCGAACAACACTGGAGTGTGTTTGCAAGTCTACTGTGCAAGCTGCTCGTTGAAAGTCGTCCCTACATCGTGAAGGCAGACGAGAGCGGACAAGCTGAATCGCTACTCCATAGAATAGATGTTGTTGTGAAACTCGTACCACAGCAGACAACACCATGGGGCTAGTGACTAAGCATCTTACGCCAAGCGACATACTATCGCGCACTGCATGCATTGCTGCACGCGGTGTGTTGGGTGTGTCGCAATCGGATCTCGCCACTGCGGCGAACGTTGCGCTGTCAACCCTCGCGGACTTTGAGCGCGGGAGCCGCAAGCCGCACTGGCGGAATCTTCTCGCGATCCGTGAGCAATTGGAGAAGCGCGGCGTTAGATTCTCGCGGGTAGGTCGAAAGTGGAATGTGTTGCTACCGGAGGGAAATCGGGACTAGACTTCCCGCCATGCATAGGGATTTTGTCACCGATTTGCGGGCTCGCATGGGGCGCGAGTTAGACGATTGGATGCGCCTCGAAGGGCTAAGCCCGGTCCAAGCAGCTCAGCAACTGGGCTTGTCCGAGAATACCCTGTCACAGTTGGTGCGTGAGCAGCACTGTGACCTTTCAATCGGTGAGCTGTTGAAAGCCTGGTTCTGCGCCGGAGGCGATGCTGAAATCGTCCTGCGGCGCCCGGCTAGCGGTCGAACCCCTGCACAAATAAGTTGCACCGCTCATCCGGCCATTTGTAACGCTCGCAGGTAGCGCAAAGTACCTGCCGCTGGCCGGCACTCTTGCGGCGTCCCGCATCGCTGACCCAGAAGGCGTAGCTGTGGGAGTCTCGTGTTTTCTTGAGTGCCTCGACGCACTCGGTGGCAGTTGTGAATTCGCTCACGGCGTGCCACACGAGCACGTTGGGCAATGCGGAGGTTCACGAGTGGTGCCGGCTGGATCGACGTGGACGGGAATCTTGGAACGCGCCATCCATTGCGCATCCACTTCTTCCGCCGCGTAAACACGGACGCAATCGCCGTAGGGACCACCGTTGTTGCATAGTCCCTTGATAAATCCGTGCAGATCAACATCGCGGACGTAACGGGGCTCGAAGATCATGCAACGCGCCCGATTCGAAACTTGTCGGTTCCCGGCTCCTTCTGAGCCGTAAATGACTTGTCACACAAAATTTGCACCGCCGATATGGTCACGCGCAAGTTGGACGACATGTGATGTACGAACGACTCGCCAACCTCCATGTCGCGAAGCGCTAGGCAGAATGAGCGAAAATCGGCCGTGCTCTTTGCCTTTTTCGGTGCCAGTGGTACACGTTCGAGTGTGATAGACATGCGACCTCCAGTCTTTGAGGAATTGACGATGACAGCCGGAATGACCGTCTTGAGTCTAGTTGCCTTCGTTGCTGGGTTTATTTTGGGCGTGCTGTGGAGTCACCCTTGACTCGTGCGGAGCCGCCCAAAGTGCCCGCCCTCACGGCTAACTCGTGATTTTGGGAGAAACTGCGCTTCTCATCGGGGACCGCCATGCCTCCCTTGCGCCCGCATTCAACAGCCAATTCGTGATCCTGGGAGAAGCTGCGCTTCTCCGCTGGCACCGCAAGGCCGCCCTTGCGACCAGCCTCTGCGGCCAACTTGCGGTCCTTGCTGAAGCTGCGACTTTCATTCGGCACTGAGCTTCCTCCCATCTTGGCAATGGCACGTTGGCGCTGCGGGTCCATGGCGGCGAAGCCGCGTGGCTTTTCGGTTTTCATTTGAGAAGATTCCTTGGGCTTGACCAGGGTGTGGCGAAGCGAGTCTATGCCCAGCTTCGCCGCATGGTCACGCACGAGGCGCGTTCTCAAACCAAACCGATCAGTGCCATATTACCGAAATGTTCAGCCGGGGGCCAAGCGCTTTGGAAGCGAACCAACATGCCGTCGCCGTGGCCATCTCAATGAGTTTTGAAAGCAGCGGAAGCCGCGTTCAAACATGTAGATAGTATCGAGCTGACATCGGATAGTTCTGGCGGCTGGTTTGATCAGATGCTGTTGCATCTATCAATACTCGATACGCTTCTTCCATTACTGCCGAACCGCAGATTGCGGACGCAGTACGGATGGCGTATCGAATGTCTGAAGGCAAAGGTACTGCCGTAACCTCGTCCCTGGCGGGATAGAGGAGTGTTTATCTCGCCGGCCTCATACGCCGGAGCACACTGGTTAAAATCCGGTTCCCGCCTCCCCAATTACACACGCCAACCTAATGAGGCTGGCGAGGGCTCCCCATGCTGAAAAAACCGAAGCGGAAGGTATCCGCTCGCCTCACGGTGTCCGCAATTACCGCGCTGATGGATCAGCTCGACGTACGCACAAAGTGGATCGAGGGTATCAGCAGCACATTGCATGATTCCCGGCGCAAGTTTGATGTGCTACGCGAGGAGATAATGCCGGTGCTGCGCCAGATCCAGGCCACGCAAGGCGCGATCCTCGTCGCGATTCGCCAGCCGCGCACGCATGTGGTGCATATAGATGCGACTGCAGAGACGGAAGCGCTCCATCGTGCCGCGAACCGGAACGCCGGTCATGAAGAATAGTCGGTGGGACGACAAGTGCAACGAACGCTATGTTCCTACCGGATACATCTGGTGGATGCAGTGCGCGCACTGCGGCTGGCGCCTACCGGACTTCACGGCGGCACGTAATGAATGCGGGAATTGCGGATATCACAGGCTGCACGTCAGAAGCGAACGCGATACACAGGGAGCTGGATGGCACTTCCCCCCAAGTCCGAAGTCGTGACGGATCTCGTGCGGCCGGAAACATTCGATATATGGGAATACCTGCAGTGGATACGCACGCACGAGTGGGATCTATTCGTGGAACAGATGCGCGTCGATACCAGCAGTGGAAGCTCGGAACCGGTTAAAACCTGGGTTCCCCTGGCGGATCTACCCCCCGATGTGTGGCGCTACTTTGTTCATCGCTTTTTCATAGACCGAAGTACTCGCGTGCGCACCGCGAGCGAGCTGTCAATGTAAGGATGTGCGCCGCTTTCGCTGACCCATCATGATAGCGCTGACCTCCTGCAGAGCGTCGCGAACGGCGGCGATGCACTCCGCCGCTTGCCACGGCGTATCAAAAGGCGTGACTGCAAGCCGGCTGGAAAACTCGCACGAACCGCAGATCGGGCACCGGCCCTGTGGCAAGTTTCCTTCATCGCCCAGGTCCTTCAGCATCTTGGCGACGAGTGCGTGAAGCCGTTCGCGCCCCACGCTGCGATCATCATAGGTGAGTGCAGCAATGTCATGCCTGCGGCTACAGGCGACGATACAAACACAGATCATCCCTTGGTCCCCTCAGCTTTCATCGGGCGTTACTGCATGGAGTGGCCCGCATCGCGCGGCGTTCGGCCGTCAACTAACCCTGCAGAGCCGGTGGCGGCACGGCCCTCTCAATCCTTTCCGTGCCGCGCGACTGGCGCCAATTAGTTCGTGCTATCCGGTACGTGAAAGACGTCGCGAGTAAATTCTGAAACCAAGTCATCGACTTGACTGGGTTTCAACAGCCCTGAAGCGATCCCAGCTTTCACCTGTAAGGCGGAATACCGCAATAGACACATGCATACAACATATGAGTCGTATCGCATCGCCGCGTTGTTCAGATAATTCATCAAGTACGCGGAGCATCTCTCCACCAGCTCCTCGATGTTCTGGGCACTGGGGTCTCGTATTGCTTTGCCTTTGCGGCCGGATACCATTTCCTTTCTCCCTAAACTAACCGTGATCCACGCGAAAAGATCGATTGGCCGCCAACTTGACAGCCTGTGGATGGCGATACGTTAACCAACATCAGTTGGATACTGACGGCCCTTGTATCGCGATAGTGAGCCAAGCCTTATTGATCACATCGATATCGCCTTGCAGTAACGCACCTTCACGCAGAGCAAGATAAGCAACACTGCCTAGATGACTGGCAAGCGCACCAGTTACTACACCGCTACCGAAGCGCTGTAGTGCGAAATCAATCAGTGGGGAAAACGACTCCGCGCAGCGCTGGATTTCCGCTACGTCCCTGGCTCGATTTGTCTTGATCCGCATCCGAGAAACTATAGCACTGCTAAAGAAGGAACAAAATCGAATCGCTCAGCCCGGAACAGCTCCGCCGGCAGCTCGATGAGCTGACGGAACACGAGCTGGCCATCGCCTATTGGAAAGCGCGCTGGTTGCAGCAAGCGCGGCCAAAGCAGCTACCGCCCGACGAGACGCATCCAGATTGGACCACATGGGGCATGTGCACCGGTCGCGGCTGGGGAAAGACCCTCGTCGGCGCAAATTGGCTCGGACTCGAGGCAGCCCAGCATCCCAACAGCTACAACGCAGTCGTCGCACCAACACATAACGACGCACGCTATGTATGTTTTGAAGGACCAACAGGACTGCTGTCAGTCATTCCGCCAGTGCTGTTCAAGTCCGAGGATTACAGCCGCAGCGTGCCGGAGCTCAAATTGTGGAACGGGGCGGTAATTCGTGGGTTTGCCGGTGATAGTCCCGACCGCCTTCGCGGTCCCCAGCATCACAGAGCCTGGGCAGAGGAGATTGCGGCGTGGCAATACCCGGAAGAAGCATGGTCAAACATGATTTTCGGCCTGCGACTAGGGAAACGGCCGCGCCTGTTGTGGACAACTACGCCGCGACCAACAGCGTTCATGCGTGCGCGAATGCTGCAGCCTGGGGCAGTCATCACAACCGGCTCCATTCACGAGAACGAAGAGAACTTGCCGCAAAACCTACTCGATGAAATCGAGCAGTACCGGGGCACGCGCATCTGGGAGCAGGAAGCGCTCGGCAAGTTGATAGATCCGGAGGAAGGCGGCGCGGTGCGTCGCTCGCAATGGAAGTTGTGGCCCGCGAATAGGCCGTTGCCGGCGCTCGAAGTGATTGTTCTGTCTCTCGACACGGCGCTGTCTGAGGAAAACGTTGATCTTCGCCGCAACCGTTCCGACTACACCGCATGCACCGTGTGGGGTGCCTATCGCGAGGCACTGAGCGCGGAGGAGAAGGAGAAAATAGCGGCAAAACAGAAGGATGAGCTGCGCACTGCGGCGGCGCTGCGGGCCGGAACACCGCGAATCCTCTTGTTGGATGCCTGGGAGGAGCGTCTGGGGTTTCCGGACCTCGTGTCTCGTGTGAAGAAGGCCCAGGAGGCGCATTACGGACTCGATGAGCAGAAGCCGTTGATTCGCCCCCTGGTGGGCAGCGCCCGCCGACAAGACCAGGGGCGCAAGGCGGACATTGTTTTGATTGAGGATAAAGCGTCAGGCATCTCACTTCGCCAGACGCTGCGCCGCGAAGGCATTCCGGTAGTGGCCTACAACCCTGGCCACGCGGACAAGCTACTGCGATTGAACCTAACAGCGCCGCTGTTCGCCAGCGGATACGTGTACGCCGCTGAAAGCAGGCACCGACCCACACAGTTTATGAAATGGGCTGAGCCCGTAGTGACACAGATATGCAGCTATTCAGGAAAGAACTCACTTGAGCACGAAGACTTGATGGACAGCGCTACCCAGGCGCTTCTATGGCTTGCGCGCAACTGGCTCAACCGCGCTCCAGGCTCGATGCACAACAACGTGCGCAAGCTGCGCACCCCAGAAGGCGTCAATCCGTACGCTGCATAACGAGAATTACAAATGAATACGCCTTCGGAAGCTGACGTACTTCGCAACATGTTGGACCAGGGCGGCGGCCCGACCGGTCCGGATCAGGCTCCGGGGTCCGTGGAGGAGCAACCGGACGGGTCTGCATTGATCGTGGGGGAGGAGCAGCCGAAGAAGAATACAGAATTCTACCGGAACTTAGCCGAGGAGCTGGCGGACACAGACCTCGACACCATTGCTGTCTCGCTCCTGCAGTTGATCGACAAGGACAAGGAAGCCCGATCCAAACGGGATGAGCAGTACGAGGAAGGTTTGAAGCGCATGGGGCTCGACAAGGAGTCCATAGGCGGCGCGAACTTTACGGGCAGCTCCAATGTTGTACATCCGATGTACACCAAAGCATGTATTGATTTCGAGGCTCGCTCAATCAAGGAGCTGATGCCCCCGATGGGGCCGACGCGGGAGTATATCCCAGGCACGCCGACTACGGAGAGAGCCGACCGGGCGCGGCGGAAAGCCAAGTGGATGAACTTCCAGATGATGCAGGGCATGCCCAACTTCAGGCCGGAGTTGGAGCAGATGTTGATGAACCTCCCTATGGGGGGCGTCCAATACATCAAGCTCGTGCCGCCCGCAACCGGCATCAGTATTGGCCACGAGTGGATACCCGTTGACAAGATGCTGTTGCCCTTTGCGGCGGTGAATTACTACAGCTCGGAACGTCGCACGCACATACAGGAAGTGACGAGTCAGGAATTTGACCGCCGGGTGCGCAACGGAATGTACCGCGATATTCCAGTCGTGCTGTCGATGGAACCGGAACCGACTAAGGCGCAGAAGGCTGCGCAGCGGATCGATGGCAACGAAGGGGACGGAACGAACCCGGATGGCGTCCGCATCATCTATGAATGCGATTGCATATTTGAGATCAAGGATAAGGAAGTCAAAGGCAGTCACACGGAGTCGCTTCAGTCGGACGTCATGGGCGAGGAAGACGAGGACGAAGCCTCAGAGCCAGGGCCGGCACCGTACCTGATATCCATTGACCTCAACTCCCGCAAAGTCCTCTCGATATACCGCAATTGGGATGAGGACGACGAGGACCAAAAACGGTTGGAATGGGTCAGTGAGTGGCCCTTCATCCCGTTTCGGGGAGCCTACGCGCTCGGACTGCCGCACATCATCGGCGGGCTGTCGATTGCTGCCACGGGTGCGCTCAGAGCGCTGCTCGACAGCGCACATATCAACAATCTGGCAGGACTGCTCAAGCTCAAAGGACCGGCCGGCACCGGGCAGACGCTGCGTATCAACCCGACTGAGGTAACAGAGGTTGAGTCATCCGGAGAGACGGATGACATTCGAAAGCTGATTATGCCGGTTCCGTTCAGCCCTCCGTCGTCTGTTCTATTTCAACTGCTGGGACTACTCATTCAGGAAGGCGGCGACGTCGTGCGCACGTTTTTGGATGAAAGCCAGGACAACACAAACGTGCCAGTCGGGACGATGCAGGCGCGCATTGAGCAGGGTTTGGTTGTGTTCTCAGCCATTCACGGACGCCTCCATAGCGCCATGGATCGTCTGTTGCACATCCAGCACCGGATCAACAGCAAATGTCTGAAAGATTCGGACGTCATGAAGGCACTTGGTGAGCAGCTCGTCACCGCTGCAGATTTCCAAGGGCCTATGGATGTGGTGCCGGTCAGCGATCCCAACATATTCTGCGAGCTTCAGAGATACGGTCAGATACAAGCCGTAGCGCAGCGCGCCCAGCTTCTGCCGCAGATTTACGACTTGCGCAAGGTCGAAGAAGCCATCCTGCGGCAGTTGAAACTGCCCAACGACGGCAAGGATCTTCTACAGAGCAAACCCGAACCGTCGCAGCTCAATCCCGTCAACGAGAACATCGCACTGTCGCTCGGCCGTCCGATTGTGGCGTTCCCGCAGCAGGACCACATCGCCCATATCGAGACGCATTGCGACTTTTACGAAAGCCAACTGTTTCAAACCCTCGTCGGAGGCTCACTGCCGGCGATGTCCGGCCTCATGGCGAACCTGAAGGAGCATCTAGCACTGTGGTACGGAACGCAAGTACATCAGATTGCTTCGAGTGAAGCCACGGCGGCGGCTCAGCAACGCGACCCCAGCTCCGGGAAGGTGGATATCGGTGACCTGCCGCAAACGGCAAAGGCCGATCCGCAGATAGGGCAGCTCTATGACGCCATGTTGGCGGCGGCATCCGCCAGGGTAATGCAGGCATCCATGCAGCAACCGCAGTTGCAACGTGCGGTTAAAACCATCGCGCAGTTACAGCAGCAACTGAAACAGATGCAGCCTCCGCAGCCTACCGATCCGGGCGCTGCCGCAATGGCTGAGGTGAATCGCCAGCAGGCGAAGGACCAGACGGATGCGAAGTTGAAGACGCAGGAGCTTGCGCAGGATCAGCAGCGGTACGCGCAGGAAGATCAGTCGCGCATTCAGCAGCAGATCATTCGCAGCCAGGGAGACAAGGAGGTGGCCCAGGAGGAAGGCTCCGTGAAGCAGCTCATCACCTCAGAAGACAATCAGACAGCAATTGAAATTGCCGGCATGCGCGCGGCAATGGGGAAGGGAACCAATGTCACCAACGGACAAGCGGTTGGAAAGTCCGCACCTCGGGTCTGACCTCATAACTCTCGCAGATCATCCACGTGTCGAGTTGGGTGATTGCAAGGCATATCACACACTCCCGGACGGAACGGTGGTTCCCTATCACGTAATCGCCTTTCTGGGGCTGACCCTCGAATCCGTCAAAAAGCGCTTCGACAAAGAAGTTGATCGCGTCCTGCGGTCGGCACCGGCTGACTGCGTTGTGTATGTGCGGCGCGTCCCACAACACGAGCTTGCCGGTCGATTTCATATGTACTCGGCGCGGTTCGGAATTCCCGGCTTTGACTGGCGCGGGATCGTAACCCATCTCAATGGCGCGATGATACCAACTGTTAGTTATCTCAAGGACCAAACATGGCGAAGAAAGAAAGTGTGACATCCGTTCAAGGCGCAGACGGCGGTATGCACTATCGAAACAAGTGCGGGAAGCTCACGGCGTCGGATTTACAGATGCCTGGAAAGCCGACTCCTGAGAACCGCCAGGCATACAAGAAAGGAGGCATGGTGCGCAGAGCAGGGCGGGGCCGGTGAAGGATCTCATCAGCCCATTCTACAAAGCGCTGGATGATGCAAAGAACGCAGCAGTGACCATCAAACCAACTGCAGATAGGGATGCTAGCTATCAGCTTGGATTCACTCAAGGGCGGTTTTGCGGCCTCACAGATGGACTGCGCCTCGTTCAAGCGTGGCTAGAGAACCAGGACAAACACAACAGAGACATTTGAATGTCACATATGAATCTCGCGACAGCCGCTGTATTTCACTATGACACCCTCGATGAAGCGTGGCCGAAAGTTGATCCGGGGCACGAGCCGATGGGCTCCGCGATCCTCTTTCAGATCCAGCGCGTTTCTAGTCGTACTGCAGGCGGCATCATTCTGGCGGAACAGGCCAAACAGAGCGAAGCGAGCCACATGCAAGCCGCTCGCGTTGTCGCCATTGGACCGCTCGCATTCAAGCATCCGGACACGTTGGCTCCGTGGCCGGAAGGAGCGTGGGTGAGGGTGGGTGATTTCCTGCGCGTGCCCAAGTACGGCGGTTTTCGTTTCTCGGTCAAGTGGCGGCATCCGAAGGAAAAAGATCCGGAGGAGATCGCGTTCGTATGTTTCGAGCCGCAGCAAGGCTGCATCCTGCGGATCACTGGTGATCCGCTTCTCACTACAACTTACATTTAATTGAGCTGCCCGCTACGGCGGGAGGTTATATGCCAAAAAACGAAGTGATTGACGACCATGAGCAAGACGAACAGGAAAGTGAAGCTGGCGGTGTAGCAAAGGAGCAGGGGGCGGAAGAGCCGGAAGCTCCAACCCAAGCTGAAACATCCGAAGATGAACGTCTTTCCGAAGGCGGCGAAGCAGAGCAGGATCAAGACAAGCCGGATGACGACACGCAGGAGCGACATCGGGAAACATCGAAAGAGCGGCGGGAGCGCAAGAAGCGCCGCGAGCGGGAGCTGCGCGAGACCAACATCGCATTGTGGCGCCAGAATCAGGAAATCATGCGCCGGTTGGCCAACGTGGAAGGACGTTCGCTAGAAAGTCAAGTGTTGACTGTTGACAGCAGGCTATCGGAGTGTATAAATGACGCCGACCAAGCGGAGCGCATCGAACTTGCTGCCCAAAAAGCGGGCAATGACGAAGATGTGCGAGCCGCACGACGCCTCCGTGAAGAAGCCCAGAATCGGGCTGCACAACTTCAGGCAACAAAAGACCGGTTAGCGCAAGCGCTGACCCAACAGCGAAATCAGCCTGTACCTCAAGCGCCCCCGGTGGGTGCGGAAGTCATCGAACATTCGACCCGCTTCCGGTCGGATAAGCCGTGGATTCAATTCGGGCCGAACAATCAGCCCGGCAATCTGGAAACCGCTACTGCCGTCTCAATAGACGCTGCCCTCAAAGCTGAGGGACGCATCAGTGAGACTGAGCCGCGCTACTGGCAAGAGTTGGATAAGCGAGTCAAAGCCGCACTTCCGCACTTGTTCCGGTCGGCGCAGGCTGACGAAGACTACGACGACGACGAGGACGACGAATTGAGTGAAGCACAACAGGGTCAGGCCGGTCGGCAGAACGCGCGCCGCAATCCGCCCGTTGGCACTTCGAGCCGGAACGGCGCGGCGAGCCGCACCGTGTCGCGAATCTCCGCAGGTCGTGTAGCGGCAATCAAGGAAGCTGGAATGTGGGATGACCCCAAAGAGCGCGCCAGGGCTATCAAGGCGTATGAAAAGTATGACAAGCAAAACGCGCGGCATTGAGGCGGCGACCATGACGGACACGAAAGACACTCCACCGGATGACCGATTCAGCCACAGCGCCGGGCATCTACGACCGGAGCAGCCGTGCAGCACCAATCGGCAGCCAACGTCCCAAACTCGCGGACTGTCTAAGGAAGATCGGATCTCGCGTTTTCGTACCGAAATGTACAACAACGTGCTCCCGTCGCTTCCGGACATTCCAGGGTTTCACGTGTGCTGGCTTTCCACTACCAACTCCAGCGATTCGATTCAACGGCGTGAGTCGCAAGGCTACGAGCGGATTCGTCCTGCGGAGATGCCGGGGTTCGAACACATCACCCTCAACTCTGGACCCTCAGCCGGCTACATCGGTCTAAACGAAATGGTAGCGGCGAAGCTGCCCTTGGACCTGTGGGTGGAATACATGGCAATCAGCCACCACGAGCGGCCATTGGATCAGGAGGAGAAGCTGCGGGATACCGTTCGCTTTATTCAGCAAGCCGCACAGGAAGGCGGCGCGCAAGTTTACCTGGGTGATGGCACTCAGGAGCTGATGGGGACTCGCGCCCCCCAGGCAATGTTCACAGAGTAATTCCCCCGCGTCCGCCCGTTCCGGGCAGACCGAAGCCACTTTCGACTCCAGCGCTGGCACCCGTCTAATCGGGAGCCGCTACGGCCCGCGTCCGGGCTGCTTTCGCACAAAACAACTTCTCGTATCAACCGGACATGGTTTGTAGGTAGGCATAGACATGGCAACAGTTGCATCGCCGTTCGGCCTTCTGCCGCGCTGGCATCCCTCGGGCCAAACCCGCAGCAATGCGTATGACAACGTGTTGCTGTCGGGGATGACCACGCCCATTTATCAGGGTACACCCGTCAAGCTCGTTATCGGAGCTGGCGCTGCGATCAGCGGCGTTACCGTTCCTGTCGGCCAGATGGTCATCGCTCCCGTCGCGGCAACCACGGATGCATTTCTAGGTGTCTTCGACGGTGTTGAATACGTCGATTCCAACGGGCGGGGCCAGTACAGCAAGCAGTGGCCTGCTGGGCTTGCGCTCGCAGCAGGAACAATTCCGCGAGTCTGGATCTTTGATGATCCGGCCAACATCTATGAAATTCAGTTCGACGGCGCACTGAATACAGGAACCAACGCCTACAACTTCTACGGTAAGCAGGCGGTTTTCACCGGCACGGACATTTCAGCCACCGCACCAGCCGGAAACTCGACAACCGGAATGTCAGCCTGTCGGGCGAGCGCAACCCTCACGGCAACCGGCTCACAAGGCCAACTGCGCATCGTCAACCTGCCGGGGCAGCCGATTAACACGATTCAGGACGCATTCCCAACTGAATACGTGCAGATCGCGAGGCATCAATTCGTCAACCCGCAGACCTCGCTGTAAGCGCGGGCACTGTTAGAAGCTAGGAGTTAGATAAATGGCAGTCCCGATGCGGAGTACAGACTTCCGTTCAATCGTTGAACCGATTCTGAACGAAGTCTTTGATGGTGTTTACACGCAGCGCACGGATGAGTGGAATCAGGTTTTCAAACAGGTTACGGGCACTCCCCGCGCCTATCACGAGGAACCTGTGTTGTTCGGGTTCGGCGCCGCCCCCGAATTGCCAGATGGCCAGCCGGTCACGTATCAAATCGGCGGGACCTTGTTTATCAAGCGATACATCTATGCGGTGTACGGGCTTGCATTCAGCATCACAAAGGTGCTGGCTGAGGACGGAGACCATATCCGAATCGGCAAGACTTTCGCGGAGCATTTGGCACAGTCGCTGATTGAGACCAAGGAGCTGCTGTGCGCCAACGTGTTGAACCGTGCGTTCAACAACGCCTATCCGGGCGGTGATGGCGTTTCGCTGATCAACACGGCCCACCCGATCTACGGCGGAAATGTATTCTCCAATCAGTTGAACACAGCCGCTGCGCTCTCGCAGACTTCGCTTGAACAGATGCTCATTCAGATTCGTTCGGCTGTTGACAACAACGGCAAGAAGATTCGCCTCGAGCCAGAAAAAATCGTTGTATCTCCGTCCAACGTCATGCAAGCGGAAGTGCTGCTCAAGAGCCTTCTACGCACAGGAACGACGAACAACGACATAAACCCTGTCAAGTCGTTGGGTTTGCTCAAGGGCGGACAAGCGAACCTGTCTCGCCTGACGTCCAACACGGCGTGGTGGATTCAGGCATCGGCACCGCAGGGACTGAAACTAGTCATGCGCCGTCCTCTCGAGAAGAGCATGGAAGGTGACTTTGAGACAGATTCGAGCCGCTTCAAAGCGACAGAGCGCTATCAGGTCGGCTGGACTGATCCGCGCGCAGCGTGGGGCACGCCGGGCCTTTAACTCTACGGAGAATTGATCTATGGCTATTTCCGTCGAGACGGGTCCGCTCGTCACCGCAGGTAATCTCAATCCCGTACAGGACTCGGAGCCCGGCGCGGGCGCGAACCTTTGGGCGAAGGGTGACGGCCTTGTCGATCCCCGGTATGTGTCCTCTATTGGCACTGCACCCGGCGTGGGGCGCGTCCTGGGGCTGTACGCCTCTCCGATCTTGTCGTTGGTCGATGGTTTTCCGCAGGCTCCACAGGCTGCGGGCATCGCATCTATTGCCCCCGCAACCGCCATTGCAACTGCTGCGGCGGGCGGCACGGCTGTTCCCCTGGTTGCTACGAACGGCAATCTCGGGTTCAACATCAACGTGCCGATTGTTCCCTGGGTTACGACTCGGAACACAACCAACCCGACCACGGACGGCAAGGTTCCCGGATACGGGCTCTCCAGCACTCCGGGCTCGTTCGTGGCTTCGAACGTCGTCAATACGCTAGCGCTGGACTTCGGGTCGGCTGTCTTCACCTTGCCGGCTGCGGCCACGATAACCGCGACTCCGTTGACCAGCAACGCTACGTCTCCCGGCTCCGTGCACCCCAGCTCACAATCAGGGGCTTCGTTCCCTGCGAACCAGATCCTCACCGTACTGGCCGCTTCGAACACGGCATGGAAGAACCCGCTGAAGTTCTACTATCCGGGCCAGTGGGTCATTGTTCCGGGCGCGGGTAACGCGGCGGGAACTACCTGCCTGATCACGCAGGTAGTCGCTTATGACTACGTTCAAAAGTTCCTTGTGATCGCGAATCCGTGTCTCAACACAGCCGCGAACAACACAGGCGTAGGTGTCGGCTCGGCCGATCCGCAGGGCATTGCCGCGTGGCCGTACCTGCGGACCGGGGATACAGCGCTTTACAATCCAGCCGAAGGCATCACGCGCAATCTGTCAGTTGTGTCGAGCAACGCCGCCGACACGGCCATGCTGTTCACGATTCAGGGGTATGACATTTGGGGTCTGCCCATGACGGAGCAGATCACTTCGAACGGTACTACACCGGTTCTGGGCAATAAGGCGTTCAAGTACATCAGTGCTATTACGGTGTCGCACGCCGGTAGCTTTTCCACGACCGGAACTGTGACGGTGGGCACTCCGGCTACCAACACGGGGGCGCTCGGTCTCCCGGTATACCTTGATCAGTTTGAGTATCTGGAAATTTTCGCAAATGGCGCCTTGGTCAGTGCGAATACCGGGTTCACGGCAGGTCTTACGCCCACGACAAACCCGGCGACCTATACCACGGCTGACAACCGTGGAACGTATGTCATGGGGACCGCCCCGACCGGATCGGTGCATTACGTCATCTACGCGGATATGTCGCAGTCCCAGGCTGCTCGCGCATCTAATCTGTATTTCAGTCAACTGTTTGGTTTGACGCAGACCTAACAAGTGCGCCCGATCAACGTCACGTTGGGCAACCTTGCGGCGGCCAGCGCGAACAACATTGCGCTGAGTCAGTCGCTTGCAGGTGCTGGTCCCGTTACCCTCAACGGGTCTACCGTTGTGGGCGGTGTGGCCGTGCTGGATCAAGCGCGACAAGTGCTGATTACGAGCGCGGGTGATGATCACCTGATTACCTTTACGGTCACCGGTCTCAACCGGTGGAATCAGGTTATTTCAGAAACGGTCACGGGCGGCGCTATAGCCGCAGTCCCGACGACAAACGCCTTTGCGACCGTGACGAGGATTGTGAGCTCCGGGGCAACGGCGGCTGCCATCACCGTGGGCACCAACGGTGTCACCAGCATCATGATTCCGGTTGACTGGGAGGCAAATCCTACCAACATCGCGCTCAATGCCGTTGTGACCGGTACGGTGAATTACACCGTCAATCAGACCTGGGACAATCCGTATACAAGCACGGGCCTGTATCCGGCCAACTGGACTGCGATCTCAGCGCTGTCAGCCAAGACCGCGACCGTTCAAGCCAACATCACGAACGACTTCACCGCGCTTCAATTGGTTATCAATTCAGGCACGGGCTCGGTGCTGCTAGATGTCGTTCAGGCGGGAACGCCGGCCTTCATCTCCGCCTTCAGCAGCGGCGGCAGTGGCGGGGGTGGGCTCGGCACGTACCTGGCCTATGCGAGTCCGGCCGGCGCACAAAACAACGTCAACCCGTCCGGCTTTAGCAGCTCGGTCGGGCTGCTCGACGTCACCCTTGCAGCGGGCGACGCCAATTGGACCGGGCTAACGGCGGGCGCAGACCAACAAATGTTGATCATTGCCAACGCTGACGCTACTCACAACCTCACCCTAAACGGTCTGAACGCGGGTTCCAGTGCGGCAAATCAATTTCGGGCGGGCGGCGACCCAGTGTTGCCTCCGCTGGCAGCACTGCTGCTTTGTTACTACACCACGGCGGCTAAATGGATCGTTGTATGAATAAGCGCAACCTCATTTTGTTTGGATTTGGCCTATCGCTGTCATTGCTGATGGGCGCTACCATTTACTACCAATTTAGCCCCGGTGGCGCATTATCTGGCACATGGAATAGTCAAACCGTCAATTTGGGATCGGGCGCATTTGTAACCGGCAACCTGCCTGTGAGCAATCTCAACAACGGCACGAATGCAAGCTCGACGACGTTTTGGGCTGGTAATGGCACCTGGGCCACTCCTGCGGGCGGGGGCGGCGGCGCGAAATTTGCTTACGCCCAAATCAATGGGCCGTGCACGGCGGCAGTTCGAACCCCGGTCGGCGTCAATTCCGTTCCAAACAGCATTGGGGCAGGAGACTGTACAACTTTCTTCAATCCCTCCAACTACTTCTCGGCCGAACCCTGGTGCACGGCTGTTGTTACGGGCAGCCAGCAGGGAACAATTTCAATCCGTGGCTCCACTTCCTCACAAATTACGTGGGGCATTTCTCTACCTTCTTCGGGCGGTGCGGGAGTGGCCCAAGGCTTTGAAATGATCTGCATTGGTACATAAAAGAGGCAATCATGGGCTCTCCGAAGTACGGCGAATTCTCATTCAGCAAGGACCACGGCTATTCCGGGTCCTGCGGCGGTACGTCCGTCAAGGGCTACATGCGCGGTGGAGCTGTGAAGGGCGGCGGCCGAAGCGTCAATATGAAGCGGGCGTCGATCTCCGAGATGGTGCACAACCCCTCTGTCGAAAAAGACACCACCGACTCATGGAATGACGACAAGCCTGTCGAAACTCCGAACTACAAACATGGCGGCATGGCGCGCAAGTACGCCAAAGGCGGCAATGTCAAAGGCGATCACGAGCCTACCGTGATGCCGGGCAAATACTTCACGCCCTACAGCCTGGGCGGCGGAGTGGAGAAGCCAACGCCGGTTCCCAAAGGCCGCGCGTCTGCGTACGCCTGCGGGGGTGGAGTTGAGTCGCCCACGCCAGTGCCAACGGGCCAGCGCTCTCCGTATGCGTGCGGGGGGGGCGTGGAATCACCGACACCGATCCCGGCTACGAAGATGCAGAACTACAAGAAGGGCGGCCCGATGCGGAAAGCCGCAGGCGGTCCGGTTCAAGGAAATCCCGCGAATATGTATGGAGACAACGTAGATATTCGTCGGATCGCGCGCATCGACGGCGAGACCATGCATCCAGGCAGCCTTGCGGCCAAAGGGTATGCCAAGGGAGGACACTTCATTCAATCAGCCATCAAACATCCCGGCGCGCTTCACCGGGAGCTGGGTGTTCCGATAGGGAAGAAGATCCCGGCCGCAAAACTCGACCGGGCAGCCCATGCGGGCGGGAAGCTCGGCCAGCGCGCTCGGTTTGCCGAGACCCTGAAAGGTCTGAATCACCACGCGCAAGGCGGTCGCAGTGAAAGCATCGGCGCGGACAAGGAAAAGTACGAAGCGTGCGGCGGAGTGATGCGCAAAGCGGCCGGAGGCATGGCGAGGATGCCACGCATACGCAAGATGGCCCGGCCGATGACTCCGACGATGCCAGCGAGCAACCCGATGACGCCCATGATTCCGATCCGTGCGCAGCGGCCAGTCTCTGCACTCAACACTCAGATGGCGATGCCTGGAGCTAGTCCGCTGGCAGCGACCATGCGCCGATCTGGAAATGGGCTGGCACGAGGCGGTCGGTCGCGCTAAAGTCCGTTCTTCGTTCAAAGGGCTGCCCTCTAGTTGGCAGCGGCCCTCACATCTCGTGAGGCGCACCTTTGACCGTTCTCGTTGGCGATTCCAACTTTACCGGCTACACCGGCCCAGGCCCCGTTGCTACGGACGGCGGCTACCTCGCGTCCGCGCCATTCATTGCGGTCAGTAATGGGCAGGTAACGACCCTCAATTGCTGGATCACGCCCGGCACCGCGACGACGTTCGTCATGGGCCTCTATGACGGAACGCTGCAGCGTTTGGTGTACTCCGGACCAGTGACGCCAGGAGCGGCTGGCCTCGTCCGCTTTCCCATTGCTCCGACGCCAGTGATTGCGCTTCAGGCGTATCAACTACTTCTTATATCTAATACCGGCACATTCCAGTTTGGCGTTGATTCGACGCTGAGCGGTAACACCAAGAAGGCTGCGGGCGCGAACGTCGCTTATCCAACTCCGGTTCTAAATTTGACCGGGGTGACCGCTACTGCATTCGCGGCACCCGCCTTCTACGCGGATGG